CAACGGCCTCGGGCGACATGGGATACACACCCATTCGGCCGCCAGCAGGATAGGTGGCAGCTCCATGGGAGTTGTTGATGTTTCCAATAACGCCAAGGAGGTCCTGACTGAAGATTTTCACATAGTGAACACCATCTCGCATAAACTCCACCTCATCAAATTTGGCACCATGGTAAGTGCTTTGCTCATTGAGGAAGGCAGTGTGTCCTTTCTGCTCTTCAGCTCTGGCGCGTTTGTATGAGGCCATTGAGGCGTGTCTTCTGCCAACAGCAACCACGAGGCCCTCGTCATTCACATACTCCACACGAGTTGGCGAGACGACTCTGCGCTTCATAGGAGCATGAGTGCGAGTTCCGGTAGTGCGCTTGCTAGCGTTGGCCCGTACTCCTTTACTAGGTCCAGACCCCAATCTAGCCAATTCTCCGTTTCCTTTACCTCTTCGTTTGTTTTTCCGTCGAGGGGTCCTTGGAGGGCGTCCAGCAGTGTCATCATCAGCTCGCTGTCGAGCCTGAAACTCTCGTCGGATAAGGAGCCGCTTAGCAGCGACTCGCTTTTCCGCAGCATTTCGTTGACGACGTCTGGTTCGCTGACTTTGCTTAGGAGTCTGTCGAGTTGTTTTCGTAGGTCGGTCATTCATTGATACTTGATATGCACCTCGGTGTCTTATTATCAAGGGTTGGGGTGAGATTCGCGTCGTGCAAATACTCGTGCCTGTTATTAGGCGACAGGCAGCGCCCAGGGCGTTCCACTTGGAAAATCGAAAGTAGAACGGGGGTGGTCCGAATGTGAAGGTTCGGATCTCATCAGGGATGTAGTCATCATTGCGCTCAATGGGCGGCACGGTGGTGGTCCCGAGGTACTTGTTGAAGTAGTGTTCTTGGTCCTCTGGGACGTCGTACGCAACCTCGAACCAGGTGTCGAGCTGCCACGAACGGCACTCACGCTCTATGCGGAACTGCTCGTCAATCGAAACGCCGAACTGTTTCTCGACCAGCACACGTTCTTTCATCGTAATTTCAGCTTCCGGTAGTTTTGCATTGTCGCGGAAATATTTGGTCAGTCTTTCTTGCTGCCACTTGCTGAAATGGTTTGTGATGAATTTGTCGCTTATTGTGCCGGCGAGGTCGCTTGTAATATAGATGATTCGATCGCACACGGGTCTGACGATTGGGCAACTTGGAAACATCCAACGATATGACAAGGCTTTGACACGCAGGAGCTGAGCGCGTTTGCGTGGG